GCGGGGTGATTGAAAAAATCACGGCAGCTATTCGTAAGAATAAGCAAAATCCGGTTACGGTTGTGGCGGGCAAAGAGAAAATCCACGGGGTTATTAAAGCCACAAAGTATATGGGTCGACAATTGACAGGGGCAGAACCTTACACCGATGTGGTGCTTCATGTCAAAACGGCTAAGGGGACTAAGATGCTCAACCTTTCCTTAAAGGGTGAGTCTGCGCCCTCGTTGGCCGGGGGTGGATTGCAAGGGTTGAATATTGCAGTTCCAGGTATTGCAAAGAAATTCATGCGAGTGGTCTTTCAAAAACTACGTATTAAGTTGAAAGCTGGTAGTAAGGTGCCTGACGTGTATGGTCGGATTGGTCGAACCGACAAAATCAAGATTGTATTGGGAACTGCGGCCATGGGTGGACCTATCGACTACATGTACATTGGTTCTATGCAGGTCGTGGCTCAGTATAATGAAAAAACTAACGAGTTGAAGTTGAATGGAGAATTGACTGAGGCGGAAGAATATGCCAACAAGCATAATCTTTTTTTCCGTTTGCGGGCCCGCCGAGAGGATCAGAGGTTTGATCCTGATGCAGTTGACAAAGAAGGTGTGCCAAAAATTTATGGGGTATCACCCTCACGAGGCGACTCGGCTGGTCGTATTGTGGTAACAGAAGGAACGCCGGCTGCGGCGATTGTGGTGCAAATCTAATGCGTCCCTTTATTGCCTATCTCACCGAAGCCGGGGAGAAGAATCTCCATATGGAGCACCTGGAAGATCAGGTACTCAACCGTGGGGTCGCCGGGGCCCGTGAAGCCATCGACTTCCTGCGTTCATTGAGAGATATGCTCTCAGGACATGTGGAGAAGCCGATCAATGTCACAACCAAATGGGACGGGGCTCCTGCGGTGTTCTGCGGCATCAATCCTGAGAACGGGAAGTTCTTCGTGGGCACCAAGGGTGTGTTTGCCAAGAACGCCAAACTGAACTACACCGAAGCCGACATTCAAAAGAATCATGAGAGTGAAGGGTTACGAGACAAACTCATTACCTGTCTGCGCTATCTACCTAAGCTAGGTATCAAGGGCATCCTCCAGGGTGACATGATGTTTGGCAAGGGAGATATCCACTCACAGACTATCGAAGGGGAAAAGTATCTCACCTTCACCCCGAACACCATCACCTATGCTATTCCTCTGCATCATACCGCATTGGCTGACGCTATTCTCAAAGCCCAGATGGGTATTATCTTTCATACCGAATATCGTGGCAAGACAATGGCCACCCTCAAGTCCTCATTCAAGATCGATATTGGCTACCTGAATCATTCGAAGGATGTTTGGTTTCGGGATGCCTCGTTGGTCGACCAGTCGGGTACCGCAACCTTTACCGCGTCAGAGACGGAGCAATTGGGCACCTTGCTGAGTCGAGCAGGCACCCTCTTCCAGGGGATCAATGGCAAAATTCTGAATCAGATTGCGATGAATGAAACTTATCGTATCTGGCTGAAGACGTTCAATAATTCCAAGATTCGTGAGGGTACTGCGATTGAGAATACCACCGCACATACCAACGATTTCATCCGATGGTTAGACACCAAGATGACCGCGGCGATTGGAGAAGCCAAGCAGCCTGATACCAAGCGCAAGCGTACCCAAGAGAAGACTACCGTTTTGGGATTCTTCCGAGATCACCGTTCTGACCTCAAGCAAATTTTTGACTTGCAAAATGCGCTCATTTATGCTAAACTAATGATCGTGCGTAAATTAGGTCAAGTCCAAGGCACTCAGACCTTCCTCAAAACGGCAGATGGTTTCCAAGCCACAGCACCGGAAGGTTTTGTGGCTATCGATCATGTCGGTAATGCTGTCAAGTTGGTCGACCGGTTGCAATTCAGCCATGCGAACTTTACAGCCGCAAAGAATTGGACAAAGTAAAATGAAAGCTGGACATGTAGGCACCTGTGTCAATAGCTTCGATCAACACGGCGAGTGTACAATTTCGCGGCATCTCCCTTACCGTGATTCTTCCCATTTTGCCAATGCGATTGAAGATTCCACGAAGGTTAGCAAAGAACATTTCCTCAAACATGCGACTGTCTCAAAGGAACACACACCTCTATTACATAAAAAGAGTACAGAGTTTTACCACGACAAAGAGCATGGGGTTCATGTGATGTATGACACCAAGAACGATGTGCACCACTTCTTCACAGAAGAAATTCAACACAGAACTGTTTCAACAATCAAGAAAGTATTAGGAGCTAAATATAAGCGTCGGTTGATTTAATAATGAGGTAATTATGGAACAGCGCGATTTGGTGATCGGTGCAGTAACAGGATACAATTGGGGCCAGATTAAGTATTGGGTGAATAGCCTGGATCGTTCGGGGTTTGCCGGTACCAAAGCTATTCTCGCCTACAACGTGGATTATGATACCCTCGAAGAACTGACCAAGCGAAACTACGCCATTCTTGCCTTTCAAAAGGACGATGCCAACAGGCGCGTGACCTATCCCAACAAAGATTTTGCTATTGTGGTCGACCGGTTTCTACACTACTACCTCATGCTGGACAATCCTGCCAATCGACAAAACACTCGCTATGTGCTTGCAACGGACGTGCGCGATGTGGTCTTTCAAACCAACCCCTCAGTCTATCTTGATCGTTCCTATCGTTCGTGCATTGATCTTGTGGTATCCTCTGAAGGTATTGCGTATCAACACGAACCCTGGGGTGCCAATAATCTCCTGCAAGCCTTTGGTCCTATCATGTATGAGAGGCATAAGCAAAATACCATTATCAATTGTGGTGTTCTGGCGGGAAAATTTGATGTGTTTATGGGACTCTGTAAGTCCATCTATCTTCTCTCACATGGGACCACTCAGCATGTGCCTGGCGGAGGAGGACCCGACCAAGCGGCCCTGAATCTCCTCTTGTCGACCGCCATCTACGATCATGTCACTGAAGTTACCCGTGGTCATAACGCCTGGGCTGCACAGTTGGGTACCATGATGGACCCTCGCAAGTTTGAAGTCTACAAGCCATTCATCACCGAACACCTGCCGCAGTTCAATGGAACTCAGGTGGTGACTCCTGATGGAACGCCATATGCCATAGTCCACCAGTATGATAGGGTTCCAGAGGTTCTGGCTGCGGTGGAAAGACTATACGCATGAGCACACTAACTCCCGACCGGAACCCTATCGAGCCTTCTCCTGCAACAAAAGCACTTCAGGCGGCCCAGGCGATGCGGCCGAAGCGTATTCTCTTTGTCGTGCATCGTTATGCCCCCTATCCAGGTGGCTCGGAGAACTACGTGCGCGACATGGCAGACGAGACTCGTGCTAGGGGTCACTATGTCGCCGTCTTTGCGGGCGAACACAAAGGCGATCTGAATGGGGTGGTTGTCACCTCAGAACCCATGATCCTCAAGGAAAAATGGGATTTGATTGTCGTGCATGGCGGTGATGTGGGTATTCAGAACTTTGTCTTGGAACATGCCGATCAACTCGGTGGCCCTGTACTTTACATGCTCATCATGCCCTCAAATTCCAAGGTCTGCCTCAGTGCGCTTCATCGTGTTGCCTACATTGGTTGCTCAACCCATGCCGATTGGCGTCATGTCCAAGAGTGGAAAGCCCAGGATCGTGCTGTGCGAGTCCGACATGGGATCAATCCTGCTACGTCCGTGGGGCGACCGGGATTTCGTGAACTTTTTGGTATCAACACGCCGTATATGTTTTTGTCCTCTGGGGGCTACTGGCCAAACAAAGCGTTCGAGGAATTAGTGGGTGTCTTCAATGACACCAAGCGCACCGATACGACTTTGGTATTGACGGGATATGACAATCGCTTCGGATCGATGCCCAAGGAAAGTGAATTTGTCAAGCCGTTTCTCTTCACCAATCGTCAGGATATGTTAGATGCACTCTTAGACGCTGACCTGTATATCCTGAACAGCTATGCAGAAGGATTTGGATTGGTGTTATTAGAGTCGATGTTGAACATGACGCCGTGGGTGGGTCGTGAAATTGCGGGGGCTGAACTTATGCGGGAATATGGCGCAACGTATAAGACACCCAAAGAATTGCAGTTATACCTCCAATTATACCGCGGTACCACGGGTACGCATTTGTTGGAAGCGCAGAAATATGTAATGTCCACCCACCTGGTCAAACACACGGTGAGTGATATTCTCGGAGTCCTCGCATGAATCTGACATTTGGCATTATGACGATTTATGATGACATTGATCGGCTGAGGCAAGTGGTGGATTCCATTCGCAGCTTGAATATCCCCAACTATGAAATCATCATTGCGGGGTCCTATGATAAATTTGATTCTGACGTGGTGCCTGATCTTAATTGCCGACATATCTTGTGTGATGGATGGTTGCCAAGGAAAAAGAATCTGGTCGCAAAAACCGCGAACAACGATATCCTAGTGCTGACCCATGACTACTACCTCTTTGACCCTGAATGGTATGAAGGCTATTATCGATTTGGAGATAAATGGGATATTTGCTCAAACCCCCAATACCTACTCAATGGCAAGAGACATTTCACCGACTGGGTGATCTGGGATCATCCGACACTTCCGCGGTATCATTCCCTCCACTATGAGGATTGGAGTCAGACTAAGTATCAGTATGTCAGTGGTGGTTATTTTCTTGTGAAGCGAAATTTTTTAAGAGATAATCCAATCAGTGAAGCCATGCCACCAGGGTCGCCTGAAGATGTGGAATGGTCGCTTCGTGTGCGTGGCAAGGCAGAGATTGTGTGTAACCCTTTATCCACCGTACGGCATAATAAGGCACACCGTGACAATGGCAGGACTGGATTTCCATATGAGCAATAACATAAGGAACTCGCTATGAAAAACAAATTGGTAATTTTTGACCTCGATGGTGTGTTGATCGACTCACGACAATTACACTTTATTGCCCTCAATCGTGCTCTGGACGAGATACATCCACGATTTGTTATTTCATGGCAAGAGCATTTGTCTGTGTATGATGGTCTACCTACTACCAAGAAACTTGCGAAGCTCACAGAAGAGAAGGGGTTGCCTGCTGAATTTTACGACCAAGTGTGGAAAGCCAAGCAGCGTCATACGGTAGAATTGTATCAGGATATTCGTCCCAATGTGGACCTACAATCCATCTTTGAAATCCTCAAGATGAATCATATTCAGATTGCCGTCGCGTCGAACAGTATTCGGCAGACGTTGGTGATGGCACTCAGTCGCCTGGGAGTTATGGAGCAGGTGGATTTCTTTGTTAGTAATGAGGAGGTCAAGCATCCAAAACCTTTTCCTGAGATGTATTGGAAGTGCATGATTGCCCTGAAGACCGATGTCAAAAATACCGTAGTGGTGGAAGATTCTCATATTGGACGCGAAGGGGCCCTTGCATCCGGCGCTCACCTTGTTCCGGTGTGTAATCCTACCGAAGTGACTTACGCGCTTGGAGAATCCATAATTGATTACTTCAATGGTATTATTCACAACTCTATTCCATGGCGCGACAAGAAACTCAATGTGATTGTGCCGATGGCAGGTCATGGTTCACGGTTCGCGGTGGCGGGTTACACGTTTCCCAAGCCCTTGATCGAAGTCAATGGGCGCCCCATGATTCAGGTCGTCAAAGAAAGTCTGAACATCGACGCGCACTATATATTCATCGTGCAGAAAGAGCACTATGAGAAGTATCAACTCAAGTACATGCTCAACATGGTAGCGCCAGGATGTGATATTGTGCAGGCTGATGGGGTGACCGAAGGGGCCGCCTGTACTGTTCTACTAGCAAAAGAATTCATCAACAACGAGAACCCCATTCTCATTGCCAATTCCGATCAGTGTGTGGAGTGGAACTCGAATGAATGCTTGTATGCCTTCTCGGCTGATGGGATTGCCGGTGGGA